TATAAGCAACGGTTGCGGATGCGACACGCAGGTAGACCCCGATACGGTCGAACAATACACTGGATAGAAGGACAAGAACAGAAAGGAGGCTAATATGCAGGACGTAAAGATAACGCTTAGGGTTCGGGTGACGGAAGATGAGAGACGTGTCATAATTACAGATCCGACAATGACAGACTATATCAGTTTTAACGTTTTCATGGGTATCGTCAGAAGCCTTGTAGATTTCGTGAACGAATGGAACGAGGAACACAAACCCGAAAAACAGAGAGCAATGACACAAGAAGAAGAGATTCAGCACATAAAGAAACTAAAAGACGCAGGGTTTGACTGTAGCACCAGCAGGTCAATAGACGAAACGATACAGCTCCTTAAACTCTTAAAAGGAGAAACACGGAAAATTTAATAAAAACAAGCAACAATGAAACATGCAGATTATATCAGACTGACGGCACATATTGCCGTACTGAAAGAAATTGCCGTTGATTACAGCGGCAAGACGATAGACAACATCATACAACAGCTTGAAGCAATTAAAAAGGAGGTAGAGAATGATTAGAGTAAACGCATACCGCTGTTCGCACTGCGGAAAGCTGTTTCTTACGGAAATACGTTGCATAAAACATGAGAAAAAGTATTGCAACAAATCTCCTTGCAATATCGCAGCTTGCTATTCGTGCAAGTGGTACAAAGAAACGGAGCAAACTACGACTATTACAAGGACAGGGGTCAATCCGCTGACAGGGTACGAATACGAATACGAAAAAGAGGTTCGCATAAATCTATGCTTGAAGCATCACAACGCCAAAATGTTCAACTCGTTTCATGCGTCAGAAGAACTTGTTGAGGATGCTGAGAACAGTGGCTTCCGTATCATGCCGACGATGGAAGAAGGCTGTTTGGACTATAAAAAGAAAAAGAAAGAATATGAAGATTAGAAAAACAAAGAAGCGTTACAAAACCATGTTTCGGACGCAGTATTGCTGCACTAAAGTAAAGTTTAAAAAGATAAGTACATCAATCGAAACAGAACCGCGTCAATACCCCAAAATGTGTGGCGTGTTTGTTGCATACGAGGTACGCAGGTGGTATCGTAAAAAGGAATTGAAAACTCGATACGTGCACATAAGAATTGGCGCGTAGAAAATAATTTTAATAAAACTCGAATTATGAACAAAAAAGTAAATAAAATTTCCTTCACATGGGAACAGCGTAGCACGCATGATACCGAGCGCGTGGGCGCTATGTATTGCTTCAAGCGTTGCGATGTTAATCAAACTTGATGATATGGTACAATTTCAAACATGGGAGAGCGGCTTGCGTATTCTTATCACAAACGAGGCGTATCGAGGAAGCGTGCAAGTCTGTTTTCCTGTTAAACAGGAAGATAAAGAGAATATATGCAACGCCGATTGTATATTATACGCATTATGGGTGGACCCACAATGGCGCTGCAAAGGCGGCGGCAATTATATGTTAAGAGCCGCCGAATATAATAGCAAATTAAAGGGTGCTAAAACTATTGCTCTAACATATCATCCTTTAGATACTCCTAAATGGGTACTTGATTGGTATATAGCTAATGGCTATAAAATCAAGGATGAAGATGAAGAATATAAAGTATTGGTTAAGACACTATAAATTAAATCAAATAACAATGAAAATACTCAAAGAAATCAAAGTTCCTACAGGTGAAATCTACACCGCAAAAGGAGACAAAGGCGTGTTGGAGTTTCTGACAGTAGCCGACTACGGAAAAGATGCAAATATCAAAGCCGACTTCCTCGGCATAACAAGAGAGCTGAATGGTGTGCCGAACGGAAAGCCGATGCCCCTAACCGAAAAATGGGTGATAACAATCTCTACCCAGTACGGCTGCTCAATGAACTGCAAGTTCTGTGACGTGCCGAAAGTCGGACCGGGACGCAACGTAACTCTGAACGACCTGCGCCACGAGATAACAACGGCATTAGGTATGCACCTGGAGGTTAATCACACCAAACGTCTTAATGTACACTATGCACGCATGGGCGAGCCGACATGGAACGAGGCTGTAATCGAGCACGCACGTTTCTTCTTGCGTGATGATATTATCCCTTACATCGGAAATTCGCTTGTGCATCCTGTAGTAAGCACGATGCTTCCGAAGCATAATCGAGGCTTGAACGACTTTATTCGTAGATGGGTTTGGGTAAAGAATCTCGACTACGACGGAAACGCAGACTTGCAGTTCTCCATAAACTCTACCGACGACGCACAGCGAGAATATCTATTCTCGGGTAACGCCATGCCATTGAGAGATATTGCAGAACTTGCCGACACACTTGAAACTCCGCGCGGTCGCAAGTACACTCTTAACTTCGCACTTGCTGACGACTCAATCATTGACGGCAAGGTGCTTGCTTCGATGTTTGACCCACGCAAGTTCATGTGTAAGATTACACCGCTCCACCGAACAAACAGCTGCGAAGCCAACCACATTCAGACAAGTGGAGGTTACGACTCGTTTGTGCCGTACAAGAAAGTGGAAGAGGATTTGAAGGCAAACGGATTCGATGTAATCGTGTTCGTTCCGTCGTATGACGAGGACAACGGACTGATTACTTGTGGCAATGCAATCCTGTCCGGCAAGAAGCCGACATCAAGCTACAAAGAAGTGGTATTTTAATCTGATAAACAAAATGAGCAAAAAAAAGAAAATATACATATCATCACCGATTACAGGCTACAATCTCAACGAGCGACACAAGTTCTTCGCACGGATCGAGAAGGAACTGACAATTCTCGGCTACAAGGCAGTCAACCCTATGGCTAAACCTATACCCGATTCTGCGCCGTACACGGAGCACATGAAAGAGGACTTACGCCTGCTCCTCGGCTGCGACGGCATTATTGTTCCGAACCGATGGCGGTGCTCGAAAGGCTGTGAAACAGAACGTCATGTTGCGGACGCTTGCGGAATACCCGTTGTAGGCGTGGTAGGCGAAGCGCACGATTTGCAAATCGTAAACGCTATATAAGCATAAAAGGTAAGACAAACAAATTGCCCTACCTTTTATTATATAATACATAATCAATTACTTTTCTGTTTGCTTCGTCGACAAATTTCGCATCTTTGCGTATGTATATATTCGTCATTCGATGTGCAGACTTATGTCCTAAACAATCGGCTATCACATCCGTGGGTACGCCAATTTCGTAAGCAATAGTAGCGAATGAATGGCGCGTCCAGTATGTCGTTAGGTTGGGTACGCCGATTTCTTTGCCAAGTATTTTTAACACATCCTCAAACCTTTTCATGACATTTGTGTACGCTTTTTTATCAAATAGCGAAATTAAATGCTCGCTGCCCCTGTAACGCTCTATTATTTCCTGCGCTTCGGGTTCTACTTTAATGTCGTACAGCGTGCCTGTTTTGGCTCTTTTATAAGATATACGCCCATTTTCTATGTTGGTAAGCCTTGATAGGTCTACAAGGTTTATACCCATCAGAAAAAACATCAAAAAGAATAAATCGCGATACTTAGCATGTGCTTCTGTAAGTTTTAAAGAGTGCAGTTCGCGCAATTGCTCGACAGACAAAGAACGTTTGGGTGTTTCGGTTCGCGGAAGCTTGTAGTTGTCAAATACATAATAGTTTATAATGCCTTTCTTTTTTGCGTAATTCACAACCGCTTTAATACCTCTTAGTTTTGTGGCGATAGTGTTTGTTTTGTTGCCTTTGTTTTTTAGGTGCTTCACATACGCTTCCAGCCAATCAAAATCTATGTCTCCAAGTAAAAGTGTATCGTAATCACAAAAATCAATTATACTCTGCCGTGTCGTGTTGTATATTTCCAGTGTGTTCGCATTTTCTTTGGTAGCTACAAAGTTTTGGAACTGCGTTTTAAAAAGGCTGTCCTCCAGTTGCTCGTCAGTACACTCGTTGTTTAGATAACCTTGCAGCTTCTTGTTGTTATACAAGCGCAACTTTCCTTCTTTTTGCAAAGACGATAGTTTTTCGCACGCCTCGTAGTATTGTCTGGCAAGGCGTGCGTTTATAATTTTTCTGTCTGCTCTTTTTATTACCTTTTGGCTTTCGGCATCCCATTCGTTTTCTTCAAGCTCATACCCTGTGGGCAGGTATAAAACATTCTCTTTTCTTGCAATTTTTATACGCACAGGAAATTTGCCGTTTTTCAAGCGATACCTCTTGTCAAGCCTTATTGATACCTTTATCATGTCGCTTGTTTTTGCACGTTTTTTGCACGTTTCGTGATTGTTTTTGCTTTATTATGTTCTCATTTAAGAAGGTTTGAGCATCCGCAAACGTTGTAAACACGGACGCTGCCGTTTAGCAGCTTTGGTTTTTGAAAAATACTTGCTCACATCTGTTAGATGTGTCCATATTGTGAGTTTTGAATTTTTATTTCTGAGTTTTGATTTATTGTCTACGGTGATTTATTGCTTATGACAACCCTATTTTTAGGGC